GCAAAAAAGTCACCCTCGAGGATGTTGCACGGAAGTGCAACGTACACCGCGATACGGCCGCCGCGCACAACGCCAAGGTGACCCAATTCCTGAGGGGCACGCGAGGGATCAACGGAAGCCTGGGAGAAGAAGACAAGGCGCTCCGGCAGGCGGACGATGCATTGCGGGACGTTGGCTTGGTGGAGGAGGCAGTTGCCTAATTGCCTAAATCAGCGCGAAAAGATGGGCAGATGCAAAGATTTGAGCACGTCTTGCAGAGACTTCGTTCGGCATGGCATTCTTGGGTTCCAATGAGAAAAACCCATCAAACAGAGAAAAAAGATGTCAGCAAAGGGGAAGCAGTCTAATCAATTGCATGCACCGGAAATATTCGCCAAGAGCATAGCAGGACGTTGGCGCTCCGCGGCGTTACGAGCAGCGCCAGGCATGATTGTGCTGTCGCCCTATCTGACATCAAAAACTGCTGAATCCGTCCTTGCTGCAGGAAAAGAGTGTGAAGTGCATACGCTTTTCGAGGTTGACCAATTTGCTTCTGGGGCTTCGTCGATCAAGACGCTAAAGCGGCTTGCAGAGAAGGGGCACAAGCTCTTTCACCTTCCGGATCTTCATGCAAAGGCATTCGTAGATCCAGCGTCTTTTGCCAGCATCGGAAGCCAGAATCTCACGAATGCCGGGACGAAAAGGAAAGAACTCAGCGTTGCGTTCTCTGATTCTGTACTACCGAGGCACGTCTGGGACCTGATCCAGCCTTGGCTACGTGACCGAGTTCTGATCTCTCCCGAGATGATCGCTGAGATGGAGGTCAGTATTGGGCCGGCAGCGAAGGCGTTCAAGGTGGCCAAAGCGGCAGCGCAGAAGGCGCAGAAGGAGTATGAGCTGCGAGTAAAAGGGCATCTGGCCGAGGGGCGCAAGAAGGAACGCCAACTAAAACTGAGATCTCTTCGCTCTGCGCTTGCCGAGAAAGTGAAATCGAAGGAGACAATACTTGCGACGGTTAAAGAGAGAGGGCGCCGTGATGGTCCTGATATGGTCTATACGCGTACCCTCAAGCCTGAGCGCGGCCGGCGTTTTACTGACTGGACAATTGACGGCGAAGTGACGAAGCTTATTTGGTTGCGGCGCTACCTTTGTGTCATGGAGGATGACGGCCGAATCGGGTGGGCTAGGGTGGCTGACCATCGCATTACGCTCATCAACACGGATATGCGCTCGCCCAATGATCAGATCGCTGTAGACGGCGAGAAATACAGCCTAGGTTTCGAGGGGGTGCCGCCAGATGAAAATGATAGCAATCTGCTAATAAGGCTTTACACAGATGACGGTCTGATTGTGTGCACAATTGACGCGTGGTTCCATCCCGGTTCACTTACCATCCAGGACACTACCTGGACTAGAAATTTCTCTGCTTCGGCCGATCACAAGGCGAAGGTCCAAGAATGGATTCATAGCGACCGATTCGGGCGTAAGGTAATGCAATTAATGACGGAGCCGTTTTCATACGAGAGGAGCCTGTCGGGCGAGCAGGCCGACCGGTTCTTTGGCCCCGTTGGTACGAAAGTGAAGCTGCGAGTAGTTGCTGAGCATGGATGGCCAGTCCTTGTCGGTAACAGATCTGAAGATTGATGGGCAGTCCCCTTGCATTTTCCGCAAGAAGTGCCGAGAATAGGACGTAATCTAATACACGCAGAAGTTGCGTCCAAAGCCCGCCGAGCGAAAGCCAGCGGGCTTTTTGCATTTCCGCGGCGTAGCTCAGTCGGTAGAGCTTGCGTGTCGCTGGTTCAAGTCCGGGCCGCCGCAACCGTTGTCTCCTTCACTAGCCCGAAAAGCTAGCTTCGCGCCCAGTCCGGCATGTGTCGGCTGGGCGTTTCTCTTTTCCGGATCCCACCATGGCCAAGCTCACCGCAAAGCAGCGCGACAAGATCCCTGCGAAAGACTTCGGGTTGCCGGGTGGACGCTATCCGATGGAGAACAAGAAGCACGAAGGTGGATGCGAAGGCGAACAAGGTGCTGGGGAAGAAGAAGTAATTGCAAAAGTAGCAATAAATAGCGATCGATAGCAAAGGATAGTAAATGCCACGCGGTTCCCAGCCTGGCGAGCGCCGAGGTGGACGAACCAAGGGCACGCCGAACAAAGCGACAGCCGACATCAGGGCGTTGGCGCAAGAGTTTGGCGAGGACGCCATCCGAGAGCTGGCAACCATCCTAACGACCAGCGAGAACCATTCGGCGCGGATTGCGGCGGCAAAGGAACTATTGGACCGCGGCTATGGGAAGTCCAAGCAGTCGGTGGAGTTGACCGGCGAGGATGGTGGACCGATGCAGTTCGAAAAGATAGTGCGCGAAATTGTCGATCCTGCGCATAAAGACGCCTAGGGTCTTCTCCCCGCTCCTGCAGCCGGCTCGATACAAGGGCGCTCACGGAGGGCGAGGCTCCGGCAAGTCTCACTTCTTCGGCGAACTCTGGCTCGAAGAGAACGTGAGCGAGAAGTTCGATTTCGTGTGCGTGCGCGAGACGCTGAAGTCGCTGGAGTTCTCGGTCAAGAAGCTGCTTGAGTCGAAGATCCAGGCATACAACGCTGGCGACTACTTCGATGTGCAGGACCGCCGAATCCTGTCCAGGAAGGGCGGCGTGACGATCTTCGAGGGCATGCAGAACCATACGGCCGAGTCGATCAAGTCGCTGGAGGGATTCGATCGGTCATGGTTCACGGAGGCGCAGAACGCCACAGACAAGAGCCTGACGATCCTCCGGCCGACGATCCGTAAGCCGGGTTCGCAGCTCTGGTTTGACTGGAACCCCGACCAGCCGTCCGATCCGATCGACCAGTTGCTCCGCGGCGAAGCGTTGCCGCCTGACGCTGCTGTCGTGCAGGCCAACTACATGGACAATCCCTGGTTGCCCGATGAGTTGCGCGCGGAGATGGAGTTCGACAAGCGGCGCGATCCGGACAAATACGCGCACGTGTGGCTCGGTGGCTATCGCCAGAACAGCAATGCGCGGGTGTTCCATAACTGGACGGTCGAAGAGTTCGACGTTGATCCGTCCCAGATCATCCGCCAAGGCGCGGACTGGGGATTCTCGGTCGACCCGACGGTGCTGGTGCAGTGCTACATCGTCGGCCGCAAGCTGTATGTGCCGTACGTAGCGTATCGGGTGGGCTGCGAGATCGTAGACACTCCGGATCTGTTCCTGACGGTGCCGGACAGCGAGAAATGGCCGATCACGGCTGATTCCGCGCGGCCCGAGACGATCAGCTACATGCAGAAGCATGGCTTCCCGAAGATCATGCCGGCGATCAAGGGCGCGAAGTCGTTGGAAGAGGGAGTCGAGTTCCTGAAGTCGTTTGACATCGTGGTGCACCCGCGCTGCCAACACCTGATCGATGAACTGTCGCTCTACAAGTACAAGGAAGATCCGCTGACTGGGGCGGTCCTCCCGATCCTGGACGACAAGGACAACCACGTGATTGACGGGCTGCGTTACGCCTGCGAAGCAGCCAGGCGCGCAGGCAAGAAACCCAAGACCGAGGACAAACCGCAACGTCCGCGCATTCATGGCGCTGGCGGATGGATGGGCTGACATGAACAACTATTTTGCTCCCGGCGATACGGCTTACATCGTCAGATCAGGAATGCCCGAGTACATCAACCGTACGGTCACCGTGCTCGGCGTTGGCGAGGGCAAAGAAACGTGGAAGGTGCAGGCGCCCGACGATTGGGCGTTCCCGAACGGATTGAGAGTGGTTGATCTGAGTGACACTCACCTAAGCGCGAGACCGAAATAAGCATGGCACGCAAACGCAAGGATGACGGACCCGATCCGATAGTGAAGGAGGCGCAGGAGCGCTTCCAACGCTGCCAGGAGATCGAGGACGAGTTTCGCCGTCGCTTTGTCGAGGACGTGAAGTTTGCCAACGGCGATCCGGACAACGGCTGGCAGTGGCCTGACCAGATCCGCAATTCGCGTGATGGTGACAATCGCCCGTGTCTGACGATCAACAAGACACGTCAGCACAACCTGCAGATCATCAACGACGCCAAGAAGAACAAGCCGAGCATCAAGACGCTTCCGGTGGATGGCGCTGCGGATGTCGAGGTGGCGAAGATTCTGGACGGCATTGTCCGGCACATCGAGTACAACTCGCACGCTGAGACGGTCTACGACACGGCCACGGAGTCTGCGGTAGAGGGTGGCATCGGCTACTGGCGCGTCATCACGGACTATGCGCACGACGGCTCGTTCGAGCAAGAGATCTTCCTGCGCCGCATCAAGGATGCGATGACGGTCTATCTGGACCCGGACATCGAATCGGCAGATGGTGCTGATGCCAAGTTCGGCTTCGTCTTTGAGGACATCACCAAGACGGAGTTCGAGGCGCAATACCCTGGTGAGGAAGCCAAGGATGTGAACTTCCCGCTGGACCGCACTGGTAATTCGTGGATCGACAAGGACAAGATCCGCATCGCCGAGTACTTCCGGAAGGCCGCTAAGCGCGACACGCTGGTGAATCATCCGATGCGAGGCCCGATGCTGTTGTCTGACTTGCCTGAAGGCGCGGAAAAGGAAGCTCTCGCGGCCAGCCCGGACGTGCAGAAGCGCGATGTCGTGGTGCCTGAGATCACCTGGTACAAGATCGCCGGCAACAAGGTGATCGACAAGAAACCATGGCCCGGTCGCTATATCCCGCTGGTGCGCGTGGTAGGTGAAGAGCGGTTCATTGATGGCAAGATCGAGCGCAAAGGCCACACGCGGAACCTGAAGGACGCGCAGCGCATGTACAACTACATGTCGAGTGCCAACGTCGAATTCATCGCGCTACAGACCAAGACGCCGTTCATCGCCGCGGCTGAAGCCATTGAGGGCTACGAGTCGGAGTGGAGCCGGGCGAACCTCGATAACCTGCCCTACCTGCCGTACAACGCGTTTGACGAGCAGGGCAATCCGATCCAGAAGCCGCAACGCGAGCAACCGCCTGTGGGCGCTGCGGCCTACCTGACCGGTATGCAGACCGCGCAGCAGGAACTGATGATGGCCTCGGGCCAGTATCAGGAGCAATTTGGCCAGCCGTCCAATGCCCAAGCCGGTGTTGCGATCCAGGCTCGTCAGCGTCAGGGCGACACGGCGACGTATCACTTCATCGACAACGTTGCTAGAGCAATCCGCTACACCGGGCGCATCCTGATCGACCTGATTCCGAAGATCTACGACACGAAGCGCGTTCTGCGCATCATCGGGGAAGACGGGACGGAGACGTTCGCGACGCTCGATCCTGAGCAGCAGCAGCCAGTGATGATGGAGAACGGGCAGCCCGCGCCCTCCGAGAAAGAGCGCGAAGGCTTGGATGTACAGCTCATCTACAACCCTGGCATCGGCCGCTATGACGTGACAGTCGAGGTCGGCCCGAACTTCGAAACGCGCAGGCAGGAAGCCTTCAATGCGCTGACGCAGATCATGTCTCAGGATCGCGATCTGATGAAGGTGGCCGGTGACTTGCTGTTCAAGGCAGCAGATTTCCCGATGGCTTCGGACGTGGCCGAACGTCTGCACCGCACGATTCCGCCTGCGATCCTCGGCGAAGGCCCGAGCCCGCAAGAGCAGGACATGCAGCAGAAGATGACGCAAATGGGCCAGATGATCGAGCACCTGTCGCAGATGCTGCAGGACGCTCGCGAAGGCAAGGACCAGCAGGAAGTGAATATCAAGGAGTACGACGCTGAAACCAAGCGTCTACAGGCCCTTGGGCAGCCGCTGGACCCGCAACTGGTCGCTCATGTGGCCACACAGGTGGTCATGCAGATGATGGAAACCGGAATGCCAGCGGACGGTTCCCCGCCAGATCCAATGCAGCAGCAGCCAAACCAAGCGCCTCCGGGCGCTTTTTTTACGTCCCAACCTAGCCCGGAGCAATAGAAATGCCTGGATACATCGGAATTATCCAAGACGGATCGAACCAGACCCCCGTTTCCACGCTGTTCATCATCCGCCAGGTCCTGACACCTGCCGCTGTGGGTGCCAACACCACCGTCGAGCAGACGTTTGCCGTTCCTGGCCTGCAAGTCGGTGATTCGCTCGACATCAACAAGGCCTCGCATCAAACCGGCCTGTCGATCGGCAATGTCCGGGTCTCCGCAGCGAACACGCTTGCCATTCAGTTCGTGAACACCAGCGCTGGTTCGATCACGCCGACGAGCGAGCAATACATCATCGGCGGCCAGCGCTAACCC